ACTGGTAATCCACCCTGTGCTTGAAGATAGACTGTTTCTTCATCCCATCTCTTAACAATCACATCTTGATGAGCACCGATAGGTTGAAGTTGAACAGAAATACTTTCAACATCTACTAGATCTTTCCAATAGTATGGTAATTTAATTATCTTCTCATTTCTTACTCTTCCCCTACAATATACACCAACCTCTGGGCCTTCAATACATGCATATCTGAGTCGGTGACCTTCCCCCTTTGTAGGATGTGGTATATCAAATGGTTTTGGTTTACCATCTGCTGTTTTATGTCTTGATTCCAATCTACCCTTAGAAAGACAATCAACAGATCCAGTGACAAAAACATCACCATCAATATAAACTACATCAGTTTGGCCAGATCCTGAAATATGAACAGCATTTTTTTCTTGACCATCACCCTCAATCTTTGAGTCTCCTTTTATATACAGAGATTTAGTAGTAGGAACTGAAGTGCCATTCTGAGCAATCATAACAGTTGCTTCAACACCACCCTTGTTTCCACTATAAGAAGTATTGGTTCCAAATTGTGAAGGGCCTTGAATATAAAGAGAATGAGTTACCTTCTCTTCACCCTTACCCAATCCTTCAGGAACAACATTTCTTCTACTACTTGATAGTTGACCACCATAAATCCAAGCTTCATCGAATGCAAATGCCATTTTACCTCCTATTGTTCTCTTTTAGTTAAATCCATACCAAATATTGAACCTGGTAATGGTAATGCTTTACTCACAGTTGCTGCACTTACTCCACCTATTATAGGGGCAAAGATCGACATTGCCAAGCCCCCAGAGATAGTCATAAGACCCGTGGTTAATACTTTACAAGATTGCTTACCATCTATAGTAATATTTTTTGAATCTAACTTAATAGATTCATTTGCATTCACCCAGAACTGACCTTGAGGAGCATTACCTGTTGCACAAATCTCAATATCAAGTGCTTCAATTCTTATCTTACCATTAGCTGCTTTTAATTGTATATCACCATTCTTTGCAATGACAACAAAGGCTTCCTTCTCTGTCTTAGATGTAGTAGAACTATCATCCATTTCTACAAGGTCTGATCCACAATGAATCATTGTTGCACCAGGAGAATTCATGGTAGTCCATCCCTGACGAGGACCATCTTCTTCCATAGAAATAAAATGTCTACCATCAAGTGCTCTTAACTCAATGCTATGAGTGACATCTTCTTTTGGGCTTAAACCACCAAAAGATATCATCCCATTCATGGAACTAATTATTTGAGCCCAATAGTTCTTTTTAGTTGACATAATTAATATTTATTGGAGAGTTTCATCTGCTTTAGTAGATTTTTTAATACTCTCTGATCGAGTATCATAAACCCTAATTCTAGTTGCAGTTGCAGATGAAGTACCTGCATACCTTGTTTCATTAATATAAAATACATTTCCATAATATACTTTTCCATCAACCCAACCTTGAACATTCAAACCAACAAGATCATATACCTGAACAACATCAGTTGCTTCAGCTTCAATTGGTTGAGGATCACGAACTACATCAAAGAAAGGATTAAACTTTGCATTAAAACCAGTCTCAGTATCCATCATTATCTGTGGTAGTTGAGTAAACCTACCTCCTTTATCAACACTTACTGATTTAATTTTACCAAAGGGATCACACTTATAAGATAAAACTGTACCATTATTAGGTGTGATTGTCAACTTATCTACACCACAATTATATCCAATACCAGGATCCTTGACAACAACATCTGTCAATGTTAGCACAGCAGGATATTGATTAGTACTCTCTGGTGGAGGTGGAAGATATCCATTACCACTATCACCAATTATAACTTTAACTACAACACCATCTTTAATAATTGTTTTAAGAACAGCACCACTACCATTCTTACATGGATCAATCACTTGAACTTGAGGTGGTGACTTATATCCAAACCCACCATCAACAAGGTCAACAGCAATTAAATTACCATTCACATCTACTATTGGATTTGCCTTTGCTCCCACACCACGACCACCAAAGAACTTGAGTTTTGGAGGGCCACATTTCTTATCTGATGTATCACAAGGATCTGATCTCAATAAACTCTTAGGAGTAAGTGCATTGACCTGATCTATATTTAAGTATTGAACATTCCCATCCCCATCTATAAAAATAAACTGGGTGTCGGGAAAAGATTCTGCATAGGAATTTGCAGAAGCAAGAGAGACATACTTAATATACCCCTCAGTCTCACTGATGTATCCTACTTTAATATTATCAAACGATGTTGGAATTATTGGCATGATTTTAATACGATGATCTTGGTGGGATATATTTCTTACCAGCAGTCTTAGGTGAATCAATTAAAGCGTTGGTTTCTGCCTGAGATACTGTTCTACCTTTCTTAGCCTCTTGAGATCTTCTATCTGCTAATGTATTAGAACCATAAGAGTCTCTTGGTTTAATATATTCATCTGTTGCTGACTTTGCTACAGAAGCTTCACTTGGAGTTCCACCATCGCCACCACCACCTTGCATAGTATGAACATCATTAGGTGAACACTCTGGTTCTGGATCACAATCAAATAGTTGTGTAACAGATTTAATAAAACCAATTGATGTTCCAATGTCAAGATTCATTCCACCAAGTGAACCAAGACCACCCGCAAAATTACCAAGAGGGCCTGCAAGAGCAGCACCCTTACCTATGATAGAATCTAAGATCCCACCATTTAATGATGCAAGACCTCCCATTGAACCAACTAAACCAGAAATATTACCTGTTCTAATAGCACCAAAGGCACTACCAACTCCATTCATAAAATCAGGATCAATACCTAACATATTGGATACACTTGAAAATCCACCAAGAATATCACCAGAAGCAAGAGCAGCAACTGCAGAAGCAATAAGAACCTTATTTGTTGGGGTATTTTTACCAGCAAGATCAATGAGATTAGTTAAACCAGCAGGGTAATCTCCTGCTGCAAATGGGCCAGCAACTGTTCCAATTTTAGTAGGATCAACACCAGCTTGAACTGCCATCTCTGAAGAAATACTATTCGTAAGATCACCAGATGCTAACGCTGCTAAGACAGTGTTTTCATTAATAGAATTATCAACTTTTCCAACTGGTGCAGATCCAGATTCGGTAGGTTCTTCACCTAAAGAAATTCTAACCTGATCAACCACTGGGCCAACTGCATCATCAAATGTTGACATGATAGTATTAATATTTGCACCCAATACTTCTCCAATCAACTCTTCAGTTGAACAAAGAGGAATGGGAGAATAATATCCATCAGGTGGAAGAGGTGGTAATACTTCTGATCCTGGTGTGTCTAACTGTGGTGGTGTAGTTGTTGTTGATTGCCACTCACCACGAGTTGATCCATCTCCTCCAATTACAGGAACAAACACTTCAAGAACTCCATTATTAGTTCTTGTAGCACCTGCTACTGTACTAATACCTACAGGAGGAACACCTTGAGATCTTTTTTTCTTTCTCTTGAATGCACTCTTTAATGCAGCAGCAAGTAATGATGCTAATGCCAATCCAGCCATGCCATTAAAAGCACAAGCAAGTTTTTCAAGACCCTCAACTTGCTTCTCCATAATATCAAGTTTAGCTGCAGGAGGTGCAAGGTTAACTAAAGGAGCTACAGTCTCATTGAATTGATCAGTAGTATATTGCTGAACCTTACCCATTATACCCTTCATATACTTAGACATCTCTTCTGATGCCTTAGTTATTTCTGCATCAATATTCTTAGTTGCTTGAACAATAGGCAATCCACCTGCACCTTTAAGAGTTTGTAATGACTTCTGCATCTCCTGTATCTTTTCTGAAAGAGTTTCAGAAACAGTCTGAATGTTCTTCATATCAGACTTATGATTAGGATCTGGACATGCTAGAGCATGTTTTTCATCCAATACCGCATCTTTCTTTGTATCCTTTGCAGTATCCTGATGAACAGCATCAGTTGATTCCTGTGCTGGATTACTATTTTTAGTTGCTAAATTAGAGTCTTGTAATTTCTTCTGTTCTGGTGGTTCTTCAACTCCACTCTTTGAATAAGCACTTTGTGGTGCAAAGTTCTTACCACCAGTCATCGATGTCTTTCTTTCCAACTGAGTCTTGGAATTATTACCAAGAACACCCATGATAACAGGAACTTGTTGGTCAGGGCCATCAATAAAGAAACCAAAGACAAAACAACCCTGTCTAAGGCCTGGTGTCATGAAATGAGAACCTTGACCACCACCCCAGACAGGATACATTACCTGAGCCCAAGGAAGTTGATCAGATTCTACCGCAGACTCATCTTCACTATGATGACCTATAATTCTTACCTTATACCTATAACCCCATCCAGGAACTCCTTCTTTAGGATCTGCAAACTTACTTGGCGTTAAATTATCACGCCACACTGATTCATCGGCAACTTGGCCGATCCACCATAAGAAACTAGATCCAGTAAATCCTGAATTAAATAATGATCCTCCTTCCATTAGTTATCACTCATCATATACTCTGCATTCAAATGCATCTGGATGATTGTCACAATAAACCTCTAAGTGCTTATCTTCATGCCTAGTATGATAGTCATTAATAGCACCATCATTCTTGTCTACTACATCATCCTTGTGATATCCTTCATAATTAGCATGAACATCTTTCAAGTCTGCTTCAGAATACTCAAGCATACCATGATTGATATGTTCCTTATGATCCTTTGGATCCAAGTAAACTTCATGATCTAAATCGTGTTTAATGTCTGACATAATTACTCCTACCTAGTAGTGTGGTTGCCTTTTCTTCCGAATGAATCTCTCGCCAAGTTTAACTTAGTCCAAGTTCCATCGGGTGTCACTAAGTGGCATAAGTCGGCTATAATATATAGACCTCCACTTTGCTTGTTTATACTATCATCTTTCTCTGAACTAATAGCAGGAATGTCAACATATATTACATCTCCTGCATGTAAACTGAAATCACCTGCGATAGTAATCTCCATCATAGCAGAGAACATCTGA